GCAACCTAGGCTATTGTAGGTGCACAGAATATAGGAAGCAGTATCATGGAAGAAAAGAAGGTTAAGGAGCCTCATCCCACCAAAGGCACCAAAATGCCACGCATTCATTTAGATAAACCGGCCGTCCAAGAAATGAAAAAAGAGATGGCCGAGTTCAATTCAGAGGTAGTCAGCATCCTGGGACGTCCAGATACCTATACAGAAGAGTTAGGTAACTTAGTGTGTTTATTGGTAGCGACACATGGTTTATCTTTGGATGATATTTGTGCGAAATATAAAGATAAGGGTATTCCTTCGAGTGTTACGGTATTTGCGTGGATGCATCGGAACCCAATTTTTCTTAAGAATTACCTTTTAGCCAAACAGCTTCAGTCGCATATCTTAATTGAACAGACGATAGATATCGCAGATGACAGTGCAAATGATTACGTGGAAGGTGAGTATGGTCCTAGGGTGAATGGTGAGCATATTCAGCGGAGTCGAGAGCGTATTAAGGCGCGTCAATGGGTAGCCGCACGTTTGTGTCCTAAAATTTTCGGGGACGGTGGACGGGTAGATGAAGCGGCCAAAGAGGATACGTTATTGGATTTACGTGACCAGATAGATGCGTTATTGGCCAAGCATAGGAAGGAATACTGATGCGGGATGATAGGGACGATCCTACCGTCCAACGCATTGAAGAGGCGATGCCCATTGAAGCGGAGTTATCGTTGGAACATTCGGTGGATGTCCAGCAAAACAGGACAGGTGAATCTCGAGTCTTGGTTCATTTGCAGACAGAAAAGCCTTTAGATGCCAAAGAGACTCAGCTATTGGCCGCAGGATTATTGATTTCCGGCTTGGTAGAAGGATTGGCCAATACACAACCGGAGTATGGTGATGCCTTCGACCTGTCCGCCGACATCGCCCTAGAAAGCGTGACCAATCTGGTACATTTTTTACATGATAAATCGGATGAGATGAGAAAAACCTGCCATTAAGGAGAGTCTTCAAGGATGAAGAAGAGATTAAGCATCAAGGACCCCAAACACTTACTCTATGGTATGTTTGCCCTGCCTGCCGTTGAAGAAAAACCCATACGACCTAAGAAGCAATACGGGTGCCATAACAATAAGTTTAATGCCCTGACTGAGGAAGAACGCTTGCTGGTGCGGGATTCTCCTTTGACCCTGAAACAGGTGGCCGAGAAACTGAGCATCGATGTCAAAGAGGATACGATTGGTAATTGGCGCCGACGCCTGAAACGTGCTGCCTTAGAAGCCAATAAGTGTGCGCCAGAAGAGGATGATGATGAATAATCCGATTCCCCATGAGATTGCCTACATTACCTGGAGAGACTTGCGCCTGATGGCCTTAAAGCCTACATGCCATGACATCTTGGTGAAGATGATTGAACAAAGCATTCCGCCGCGGGAAGCACAAATCCTTTATCGCCGCTTGGGGTTGCTGTGCTTTGATCCACCTTGGATGCTTCAGGAGATTGCCGTTGAATTAGGCGTTTCTCGGGAATGTATTCGCATCCTTCAGCTCAATGCCCTACGCCAATTGAAACAGGAAGCAAAAGGCTGGAAGGCGTTGCTAAAGGCTTATCACGCATGAAACGTGTCATTGATCGGTATGAGATGCGCGCGGAGCTCTGGGGCTCTTTTAGCCTGTTCTGTGGCACCTTCTTTCCCTTGGTCACCAATCGGCCATTTATTGTCTCTGCACCACCAGGCCGTGAATCCCATTTCATCAGCATCAGCCGTGCCTTAACCCGCTGTGCACGCCTGGAAACCACCAGCCTCGTCATTAACGTACCACCGGGTTACGGAAAGTCGACGCTGCTGTCTATGTGGGTCGCTTGGACACTCAGCCAATATCCCGATTCCCAATATCTGTACATCGCTTATGGCCATGAGCTTGCCTCTAAGCATACGGCCTTCATCAAGCGCATTGTCGAGACCAGCGCCTATAAGGACCTGTTTGGTGTGCGCATTCGCCAAGACAGTCGGGCCAAAGACTTCTTCCAAACCGAAGCAGGCGGCACCATCAAGGCCTTTGGTTCTTCAGGTGCCATTACCGGACAAGATGCCGGCTTACCCGGATTAGACCGCTTTAGTGGTGCTTTGATTCTAGATGACCCCATCAAGCCAGACGAAGTGCATAGTGATTCCATTCGTGAAGCTGTGCTACGCAACTACCGTGAAACCATCGCCCAACGTCCTCGTGCGCCTAATGTGCCCATCATCTGTATTGCACAAAGACTGCATGAAGCTGACCTTCCGGCTTACTTCATGAGCGGTCAAGATGAACGGCAATTCGAAACCCTGATTTTGCCAGCCCTGGATGGTGCTGATAATGCCTTGTATCCGGATGTGCATACCAAAGAGATATTGCACATCAAGAAAGAAAAAAGTCCTTACGTCTTCGCCAGCCAATTCCAACAGAACCCCATACCCGCCGGTGGTGCACTGTTTCAACGCGATAACTTCCCTATCCTGTGGGAAGATCCGGACATCTTATGTACCTTTATCACCGCCGATACGGCCGAAACCGATAAGTCTTGGAATGATGCCACTGCATTCAGCTTCTGGGGCGTCTATTTGCTCGATGACGGTGTTACTTTAGCGTTGCACTGGATAGATGCCTTAGAATTGCGTATCGAGCCTAAGGACCTTAAAGACGCCTTCCTGAGCTTCCATTCTGATTGCATGCGTTATAAGGTCCCTCCTCAGTTTGCAGCCATTGAAAAGAAAAGTACAGGCGTGACCTTGGTCAGTGTGCTAAAAGAAACCCGTGGCCTGCAAATCCGCGAAGTCCAACGCACCAGGGCCTCAGGCAGTAAGACCGATCGCTTCTTAGAGATGCAACACTACATCGCCTCTAAACTGATTTCCTTTACCCAAGGCATGTTCCACGTGGAACACTGTATCAAACACATGATGGCCATTACCGCCAACGAAAGTCATCGTCATGATGATTTAGCTGACACGCTGAGTGATGCCATACGTATTGCATTGATTGATAAATCGGTTTATATCCCTCACTCGGATTCGCCGAAGAAGGTTGTGAAATTCATGGCCAATAACTTCCGCAATAAGATGCAGGCGATTAATCGGGCCCATAACAAATCTTAACCAAAGGAGTAAATGATGCAAGATTATGGTAAATACCAGGAAGATTATAAAAAGTATCTGCGACACGATCTGCCTGCTTCAAATTTTCAAAGCCATATAATACATTTGGGACCTTGCGAATTTCCTAAGTTTTCAAACTTAAGAATCATGATGTTGCCCCTCATTCTAGGCGATACAGATTCAATCCCCGACTTCCTGCAAGAATGGCGACCATTATTAAAAAAGCTGTTTATGCTTTCCCTTAAAAAATGTCATATAAAAGCCACATATGGGGAAGTCTGTTACTTAACTATTGATGAAAAATTCGTTAAAGCTGGCACTGTTCATCGACGGCCTGGATTGCATGTCGATGGCATTTATAAAGAGTGTGCTGGTTCATGGGGCGGAGGCGTTCATGGATTTGAGAAAGGGGGTGGATTCCTGACTGCCTCATCTGTCTCTGGATGCAAAGTGTACCAGCAGCATTTTTTCGGAAAGCCAAACGGCGATGGGAGCTGTGAACATCTACGCGACCAGTGTCAGCAAAGTTTTGCCTACACCATTCAACCCAATCATCTTATTTGGATGAGCGGCTTAGCTGTGCATGAGTCCATCCCTATGAAAGAAGATGCCAATCGTACCTTTATTCGACTGTCCCTACCTTCTGATGGTCCATGGTTTGAGGGGTATACGGAAAATCCATTGGGTATTAAGCCGTCTGGAAAAATATTGCCACGTCGCGCAGAAATGGACTGGGAACCTTAATTTCCCCAGTCCTACGATTCAACCATACGAAACTATCGTACAGTTCATGTGTACATGTGTTGACATACGTGTACATGTTTGGTATACTGTCTTCATCAAGTGAGCAATAGGACGATAGGGAATGGCCAAAGGTCAAAAGAAGAGTGAGCGTTTGATTATCACGCTGACACCTGATGAGAAGGATCGCGTTATGGACTTTGCAGAAAGTGAAAGCGTCGTGATGTCTCGGTACTTCTTGGCCATCATCTTAGGTCATATCGATGCGAAAGAGTATAAACAACAAAGTGGAGTATGCAATGAGTTATAGAGAGCCACGTGAACCCAGTGAAATGCCTGAGTTCTACGATCCTGAATACTACAAAGGCAAAGCCAAGTTAGCCTTAGCGCGCGCCTTAGAAACAGCCGATGATGACCATGATTGGTTGTGGATGAGTAATCAGAAAGAACAGGGAGAATAATATGACTGAGTTAACCGATATCAAAATCGATGAACGTTATGTCATGGCATGTGATATCAAACAGATGTTTTTACAATGCCAAATGACCTATTTGGAAGACCAGATTCGGTTCCATGAAGAGCAGTTAGTGTATTATCTAAATAAGCTGAAAGAGATTGTAGAACCTGTATGAAGCAAATCGTTAATGGCGTGTTATACGATACCGAGCGTGACCATCGCATTAGAGAGATGGAATATAGTTCGCTTTATAAGACGCCCAAAGATCAATATTATTTGTATGACGAATACAAGGAATCATTCGAGCCTATAGACAGGATTTCTGCCTTTAACTGGCTTCAACGGGGTTATGATGATGATATCTGTCGCATAGAGTTTCCTGAGTTATATTTGCTTTGATGAGATGGAATAGGGAATTACCATGAAATACTTAAAGAACGGGAAGTTCTACGATACCGATGAGTCGCGCTGCTTATTCATTTTAGACAAGATGAACATTACGGAGCGATTGTTTCGTACGGCTTGGGGTGATTACTTTATCCATACACAGTTTAAGAAGCTTAACTTGCAGAAGATCGACCTGCTTCGTCGTGACGATGCCTTTAACTGGCTTCAGGAACACTGCGAAGAGGAGGCTTGCGAACGCGAGTTTCCGCATATTTATAATCTAGGAAAGGAGTCTAATTGGTGAACAATAAAGAATGGTGGTTGTTAAGTGGCCATGAATATTGCATCGTATTAAATTTCGATGATTATGAAGTCTGGTATATGACTATATATGGTGATTATTTCATTCGAAATGAGTTGGTTGAGGATGAATTAGGAAAAGTAAAGGAATACACCAAAAAAGAAATGTATGAATTCTTGTTAAAGAAAGGTCGATATGCTGTCTGTCGATATTTCTTCCCAGAGTTCTGTTTTTCAGAAGACGATGTGATGTCTTATCAAAGTGAACGTATAAAGCAGTTTATAAAAGAGTCGAATCCTGAAATCTTCGTTGGAAAAACCGAGACACTTTATTTCAACATCCAGGAAGATACTTACATCATCAAAAGTAATGCCTCTGAAGAATCTTCTCATCTCTGTTTGAAGACGGCTATTGCTTGGTTGAAGCGTCAAGGTGAATCTAAGCTATATAGCCAATTGACTCAGGTCATGGATGAACGTGAAACCTATATGCCGGAATGCCTGAACACTCATCTTCTGAAGGAATAGCGGCTATGAAACAAACGATAGAGGGTATTACTTATGACACCGATGATGCGTCGTGGAGTGGTAAAGTACCTTGTTATGTCTTGAAGTTCTCACCTTTCAAGGATAAACATTGGGTTAAAGTGAACCTATATTTAACTCGGACACTTTATGAAAGTAAGGCCATAAACTTTATGCATGCCATCGATAAGGATGGGCTCGAGTACATTGAGCCTATTGGTAAGCTAGAGGCCCATTTGAAATTCATTAAAGGATGGCCGCCTTATGAGCCGTGTCATGGTACAACCTGTGGATGCAAGGAGCTTTATGAATGTAGAGCATATATAAGCGAAGGCCGAAATATCAACATAAGGCAGCTCATGTTGGGATCGAACCATAAAACACTCACTTTATACCGCAGACATGATAATACTCATTTCTTTTACTTTGAAGATTTTAAAGAGGGTGTATTTTTGATTACACCAGTTGAACTACCCAATGAAGATAGAGAGCATATTGGTGCTGCATTTATTCAATACATTGAAGGGGACCTAAATAAATGAATACATCTGAAAAAGAAGGCTATGTAGAGACCATCGATGGGATCACCTATGATACTGAGAAAGCCGAGAAGATTGCACATGATGACGGCATACTGTTAGCCAGAATGCCGGGTGAGCATTACTTCTTTGTCTACTCTGAAAGGATCATCGTGAGTGTTTCTGAAGAGGGTATTGAGACAGGTTATAGAAAGATAACCAAAATCGATCCTACCTCAAAGCAAGCAGCAAAAGCATGGCTGGAAATGTATGGATTCAAATTGCCGAGAAAGAAAAAGACCAAAGAAGTTTGTCCAATCTGTAAACAGAAGATATTGAAAGGATAGCAAATGATTGAATTAACAGACGCGGCATGTATGAACAATTCAGTTATTAAACTTTATATTGCTAATGAACTTAGTCCTAAATTACCGATTGGAACGTATGCTCTTGTCGTCGAATATTTCGATCAGAATTATAAAGAATCGTGGAGTTTTTCTACATCATGCAGAACATTTAGAAAGTCAGCAAAGGTGTTTGTTCAATCTTATTTAGTTGATTCTGAAAATTCAATTTTGTTAGAGGTATTGCTCGACGACTGATAAAATTTTTATCGAACCTGCAAGATAGAAATACTGAAATGAAACAATTAGTTAATGGAAATATATGTGATGATAATGGAAAACATTAAATTAGATAGGTTAAAGTTTCATTGCAAAAATCTATATCATTCATTAGTAACAGAAAAAGATGCTGAAGATTTTGAATATTGGTTCAACACCTATGTAAAAGACAATGAGACTCTTTTAATGAATAAAGGATATTATCGCTCTGAAAGCAGCCCTTCGTTAGATCCAAATTTTGTGCCGCATAGTTATGTAGTTGTGGTAGCCTATTCAAGATGCCTTGTGGAATCTAAAAATCTAAAAGATGATCAAAAAAAATTTTACCCGACATTCAAGCAAACGATATTTAAAGGAAAGCAAATGATTGAATACCATAACGAATACTTATATTGGCAAGAAAGAGCGATTGACTCAAGAATGCTATGCAAGAAAATTTTTGAAGATAAAAGTATATCTTATATCGTAAAGAAGTCACTTCATTACATCAAAGATGAGGCGAATCAGGATCTATTCTTCATTAGAACACATTATTTTCCTCCCATTGACGATCAGGATAAACAGACTCCTTCAGACGACTTTAAACGCATTAACCTAAATGATGCGTTTTTCTATTTTGTTGACATGGTAACTGACGATCTCGAAGAGGATTTTTATGATGACCATATTAAAAAGATAATGGATGAATTTTTCTACATACAAAGAGGGTTTATCGAGCAATTAGTGCTCTACGGAATATTACAATGGCCTGAAAAGAAAACAGAATCTGAACTTGGATGTTTAAGCTAGGTATAATATATTTCGTTAGTTAAATAAATAAGGACTTTACATGGAACTTAAGGAACGACAAGAATTACATAAATGTTTAGATGAAATTATTGATAGTTCAGATACTGAATCTATACCAGTTTCAGCTCTTATTTCTACTGAATATATTTATTATCTTTCATCTATAAGCATTGATGATAAGTATGATGTTCGTGACCATAATGTGTCGAAAGCCATGTGTGATTGTGTAGTGGCTCACATCGTCAACTGTTTAAAGTATATGGAAAGAAAAGGTCTGGGCAAATTTACTGTGGAAGAGGGCATTAAAGAGGGCAGTTTATTATACGGCATAATGATGTCTGCGTTGCAACAATTAGATCAAAACCGTAAATGGCTTCCAGAATTCTCACTGGACCTTATTTACCCAGATGCAGGAGAATTTAATGACTGAATCATTTGCTATTCCTTTGCTCATAGTAGGTAAAGATGCGGAACATAATCCACCTTATCAAATGCCCATAAAGAAAGAAGTGGTATGTACGCACCATTTAGTATTGAAATGCTATATCGCTGATGAACTCGCCCCTAAAGAATCGATTGAAAAATACCGATATGAACTTGTCATTGAATATTTCGATCCCAATGATAAAGAAGGATGGAGATTCTCTACATCAACCCGAATATCTAAACAAGCAGCAAAGATGTTTGCGCAATCCTATTCAGATGGCTCTGATAGGTCAACTTCGTTGCAGGCGTTGCTCGATGATTAAAATAAATCCCTTATCCTATATTCCTTTGAAAGACGACTGAGTTCAGTTAAACTTGTGGGATGCTTGACAAGGAGTGTCCCCATGCGGATAGCAAAGAAAAACCAAGACCGATTGGACGATATCAAAGATAAAATTCGTGAGTCATATAACTACTTTACTGACAATATCAAGCGGTACAATGAGTTCGTTAACTTTGTTTTCAATACAACCTTATCCACGGATGAAATTGACAAGCTAGCGGTCCTTCAGAAGCCAGCCTTAGAGTTCAACATACTAGAGGCCTTGGTCAGTCGACTTCGCGGCGAGTTTGCCAAGCAAGAGCCCTCCATTAACGTGCGGGCTGCCGATGGTGTGCCCATCGATAAGCTTACCCCCCAATTCCTGAAGACCATGGAAGTCATTGAAGACCACTTGCGGGAAATCTTCTTCGATGGCGACAACGACAATCTTGAGTACAAAATCTATTCGGACCTTTTGGCCGGTGGGTTTTCTGTCGTAGAGGTCTACACCGATTACATTCATGAGTTTTCCTTTGAGCAGCGTATTCATGTAGAGCGGGTATTCGACCCTACCTTGACGGGCTTTGACCCCATGTCGCGCGAAAGTCATAAAGGCGATGGCGCCTATTGCTTTCAGTTGGTGCCCAAAACCAAAGAAGAATTCGAAGAAGAGTTTGGTAAAGAGCTGACCAAAGAGATGAAGTTCCACCGCAGTGGCTTGGCGGCTGGCTTAGACCAATTCAATTGGGCCTATCAGAACCAAGACCAGGACATTGTGTTGGTCGCCGACTTCTATGAAAAGAAAAAGAAACGCATTAAGGTCTGCAAGCTCTCTAATGGCCATGTCATGATTAAAGATGATTATGTGCGCTTCATGGAGCTCTGGGAGGGCACTGGCGTCCTAGAGCAAGCCCCTATCATCGTGAATGAACGTTGGACCACCGTCGAGCATATCGAGCGGTATCGCTTGTGTGGGGAGAAAATCCTCGAGCATACGGTGACTAACTTTAAGATGCTGCCCTTGGTCTTCATCGATGGTAACTCGGTCGTCCTACGTAAGAGCACCGATTCCCCTTCCCAGCAGATGACACGACCCTATGTCTACCATGCCAAAGGCATTCAACAGCTCAAGAACTTCTCGGGCCAAAGCTTGGCGGCCGACATTGAGAACATGGTCCAACATAAGTTCATTGTCTCGGCCGAAGCCATCCCTGAAGATTACCAAGACGCCTATACCGACGTGCAACAAGCCAACGTCTTGGTCTACAACGCCTTCTATAAGGATAACCCTGAGCATCCGTTGGCACCGCCTAGAGAGGTCCAACGTACCCCCACCCCCCCGATTATCGAACAGACCTTTCTAGGCTCCGACCGCGTTACTCAGACCATTTTGGGTAGCTATGATGGCATCTTGGGTATCAACGGTCATCAAATCTCTGGCGTAGCGATACAGCAAGGGGCGTTGCAATCGAATGCCGCGGCATTGCCTTATTTGGTGGGTTACATCAACGGCATTAATCGCATTGCGCAAATCATTGTCGATTTGATTCCCAAGTATTACGTGACGCCCAGAAGCATTCCTACGCGCGGAAAAGACGGACGACGCGCCTATAAAGTCATTAACAGTGATACGGTGCCGAAAGGAGAAGATATTCTGTTGAAGGGCTATGAGCCCAATGACCTAGAGATTCGCGTCGAAGCCGGTCCTAACGCGGCCGTTCAGAAGCAAGTCGCCCTCGAACAGATTACCCGCATGATGCAAGCCTCCCCCGTCTTTGCTGAGTTCATCAATACGAAGGGGTTAGAGACCATCATCGATAACCTGGATATCCGTGGTGTTGACCAGATGAAAGCGGCTGCTTTAGAGTTTATGAACGAGCAAATCCAACGTCAGCAAGCCGCCCAACAGGCCGCGGCGCAGCAAGGAAATCCCGCCATTGAGTTGGCGCAAATGGATATTCAGATGCGTGCGCAAGGCAAACAGGCGGAACTTGAGCTCAAGCGTCAGCAACTCGAGGCCGATAATCAGCAACAGATTGCGAAGTTGGCCTTGGAGAAACAGAAGAACAACATGGCATTCCTGAAAATCATGAGCCAAATTCAGCTCGAACGTGAACGGAATCAGGTCGCTATCATGAAACAGGAAGAAGAGGATGCCCGGGAAGCCTTCCATGATGCCCTGGGAACCCTAAAAGCAACATAAGGATTGTGTAATGAAGCTCACCACCAAAGCCCGTAAGGCCATACCCAAGAAAGACTTCGCCCTACCTGGCGAACGCGCTTACCCCGTCGAAGATAAGGTCCATGCGCGTGCAGCAAAGTCTCGGGCGTCCGCCCAATACAACAAAGGCAAAATCTCTAAGTCTACCTTAGAGAAAATCGATGCTAAGGCTAATAAGAAGTTAGGTAAGCATAAGAAAGACTGTAAGTAAGACAACTGCTGTGGGATGTTGCATCGGGTTTGACGCTCGATGCATACTTAAGTAAGTTAATTTAATGCGACTCGCGCAAAAACGAGGATTCACGGGGCTTGCCCGGTTATGCAAGCACGCTACTTGAGCGCTAACAAGGATGATGTCGGTTGATGCCGATGGAGAAGGAAGATGGAACGTGAAGACAATGGCGTCGTAGAAGGTGTGGCAGATGAATTGGCGGCTCCTGTAGAGGAGAAGTTAATTCCGGTCAGCCGTGTGAATCAAATCGTAGCAAGGGAAAAGGCGAAAGCGATGGAGAAAGCCCGTCAACAAATGGCGGAGGAACAAATGCATCGACAAGCCGAGTTGCAACCTCAAGCCGCTGGTCAAAATACATCCGGTATGGGCGGTATGCCTGGCGTGAGTGTAGACCAAATTAAGCGCGACATTTATGAGCAAATCATGAATGAACGCCGTGAAGCCGAAAGCAAGCAACAAGAAGAGCAGCATCGAATCGCGATAGAAGAAGTCGCGAAGACCTATCACCAAAAAATGGGTTCCGGTAAGGATGCTTATCAGGACTTTGATGCGGTGATGGGTGAGTTCAATGCCGCTTCCTTTCCCAAAATCGTATTCCTGGCCAGTCAGTTGGACAATACCGCTGACATTATGTATGAGTTGGCCAAGAATCCGATGAAGTTAGCGTCGATTGACTATCTGGCCGACAAGAATCCTGAAGAAGCGCAGAAAGCCTTAAAGAGTTTGGGGTCTTCGATTGCGCAGAATCGTCAGGCATTAGCACAAGGTACTGCAACCCAAGCCCCATTATCTCGCATGAAATCTTCCGCAGCAGCGGGGATAGACAGCGGCGAAATGAGCTTAAAGGATTTTAAGAAGGCGCCCTGGCTGAAAGGCTAGGCCCTTTTTCGAACCTGTCTCTCCTCACATTCTTTATTAATGAAGGATAGTGAGCACTATGACAGTACCTAGCAATATTCTTCAAACCGTACAAACATATCAAATGTCCGGTTTGGCCTACCTACAAAACTTAAACTGCTTTATCAGCACAGCGAACACGAAGTTCAAAGACTTCGAAAAGTTGACCGCAAACTTAGGTGACACCGTTACGTTTGACTTGCCACCACGGTTTACGACCACCGACAGCTTGGTTGCGACCTTCCAACCCGCGGACCAACGTGTTCAGCCTTTGGTTGTGAGCCAACAAATCTCCACCTCTTATGCGTTCACCGCACAACAATTCATTTTCAACGTTGAAGATTATATGAAGCGTTTTGGTAGGAGTGCCGCAGAGGAAATCAGTGCGAACATTGAAGCGAACGTGGCCACCAACTGCGTGACCGCACCATATCGTTTCTATGGCGATGGCGTCACACCGATTAACAGCTATGCGCAATTGGCGTCTGCTTTGGCAATGTTCCGTAACTACGGTTCTGCTAAAGGAATGGCGAAGGGCTACTTACAAGATACCGCGATTCCTGCCATCGTGAATTCAGGTTTGAACCAATTCGCGTTGAAACGAAACGATGAGATTGCGATGTCATGGGAATTGGGCGAGTTCTCTCGTTGCGAATGGTACATGTCCAACTTACTACCCGTTCACATTGCAGGGACAGCCGGTCAAGAAGCCTTAACCTTAACCGTTATCAGCACCACACTGGATTCTTCAGGTGCCGTGATTGCGATTACCTTCAGCATTTCTGGCTCACCAGGTGTTGATGCGAACATGATTAAGCAATACGACAAGTTCCAGTTCAATGATGGTGTATCCGGTCAGCCTAACTTGCGTTACCTCACCTTCGTGGGTCATCAACCTTCTGCCGTGCCTGTTCAATTCCGCGCAACCGCGGATGCGTCCAGCAATGGTAGCTCCGATGTGACTGTAGCGATTTACCCACCCCTACAAGCCAATGCGACGAATGCGCAGAACTTGAGCTACCCAATTGTTGCGGGTATGCAATGTTCTGTTCTGCCATCACATCGCGCAGGGATGATTACTGCAGGCGACCCATTGTTCTTGGCAATGCCACGTCTGCCAGAAGAAGTGCCATACCCTACAGCAAGCAGTGTGGATCCTGATACCGGTGTGAGCTATAGACAGTACTATGGTAGTTTGTTTGGTCAAAACACCAGAGGAATGATTCATGACTGTATATGGGGCTCTGTAGCGGTACCGGAATATACGATGAGCTTAATTTTCCCTCTCTAGTATAACACCCCTTAATAAAGGTACAATAGTACTTTTAGATTAGGGATGAATATGCGAAGAGTGAATAAACCGACGAAAGATCCGCACTGTAAAAAGTGTGGTGCACTGAAAGAAGGGGCTTATGCAATCGAATCAATGTGCGGTTCTTGTCTCTCTGAGTACAGGAAACAAAAAAGACTCGAGAAACGATTGGCAGCAGGCGCGAAACCGCGTGCCGCTTATGGTTCCGGCAGAAGCCCTTTGTGCAGTAAATGTGGCCAACAGAAAGATGATGCCAATAGGAATAGCGGATATTGTTCCAAATGCAAAATCGAAATCCATTCTCTCGAGCGTAAAAAAGCCCGGGAAGAATCAGGTCTTAAGCCTTATGGCTCCGGTAGAAAACTTACATGCTGCCGTTGCGAAAAGGTTAAAGAAAATCCTGATGATGGTTATTGCTACGAATGCGCCAATTATATGGAGCGCAAACGTTACGCAGAAAGACGCAAAGATTTTGATTGCATTCTCGAAGATAGGAAAAGAACTAATGAGCGTTGTAAGTTTGATCCAGTCTTCAGACTTAAAAAGAATGTTCGCATGCTTACCTTTAAGGCTATCAAATGCGGATTGCTGGTTCGCAAACCATGCGAGGTATGTTCTGAGGAAAAAGTGGACGCGCACCACGACGATTACACGAAGCCTCTGGATGTACGCTGGCTCTGTCGTAAACACCACAATGAACATCATCGTCGAGAATGGGAAAATGAATTGCAGAAAAATGGTGACCAAATTTGAGCCAAATTTCTGTCAACAACGAACTTAAAGAGGAAACATAAATGGCTATAACACCTACAATTCCAATGGTAAATCTTGGAAATCTCTATCTAAACGGTCTTCAACTGGCTTACGCTTCTGCAACCACCATGACCGTAGCAGCTGGTCAAGCACGCGATATGACCAACACCAACGATATCGTCATCAACCAAGCCGTTACCATCAATGCCGCCGTCAATGGCCTAAACGGTCTCGACAGTGGCGCTTTAGTGGCGAACACCTTCTATGCCGTCTATGCCGTCGGTGCGTCCACTAAATCCGACCCAACTGCAGTTGACCCCAACAATCCTTCAGGATTCATCGGTGTCTACGTTGCCGGTGGCTTGCTCTCTCTAGCCGCTAACGCAGCACCTACATTGCCTTCAGGTTTTGATATGTACCGTCGTATCGGTTATATCCTGACAGACGGCTCTGCCAATATCCTGGACTTCACACAATGCGGCGATGGATTAACACGCGACATGTACTATGCTGCTGCCATTGCGACCAACATCACAGCGGGTGCTTCCACAACTTTTGCTGCGGTCACCACCACAGCTTCTGTACCTGCTGGCGCAGTCGAAGTCATCCTCAAAGCCATTCTAACGGCCGATGCGGGCGGTACACGTACTGCTGCCTTTAAAGCCGCTTTGTCCAGCTCCTCTGCCGGTCAAGCCTTTACTTGGGCACCAGCCAGCACCGTATCGACTGTCACCGTTCGTTGCCCATTAGACAGCGCTGCTCAAATGAAATACTTGGTATCCAACGGCTCGGCGGCGATTGCCATCGATGTCAGCGGATACGCAGATGCCTTATAAGTGAACAGGCGCTCGCAGGGCTTAAAACGTCCTGGCCTGCGCGGACAGCCCGGAAAGACGGGCACTGAATTTAAGGACAAACAGCCGAGGGAATCATGGCCTATACCGTTTTTAAGCATACTACACAGTAGAATTATCTTATGTTATATAATTACCCCTTGATAATAATCTTAGAGTAATTATGAAACAGATAATAAGTGCAGATGATGCTGCTAAAAACGGACTTATGCGATATTTTACAGGTAAACCATGCATACGGGGTCATGTTTGTGAAAGATGGGTTTCTTCGGCTGGATGTGTTGAATGCAAGGTTGATGATGTCAAAAAATGGCAACAAAGAAATAGAGAACATTTGGCAGCATACAAAAGAAAGGTTAGAGCAGAGAACCCTGAAAAGGTTAAATCTCAGGAAGCTAGATACCGAGCTCATAACAGAGAGGAAAGAAAGGAAAAACAAAGAGTCCGCCAAAAAAGATATTCTGAAAGAATGAAGACTGTGCAGAATGTTTTAGCAGGAAGAAAACGACCTGACCAATGTGAGATCTGCGAGAAATCCGATGTTAAGATTTGTTACGATCACTGCCATAAAACCGGATCGTTTAGAGGATGGCTATGCTTAAGATGCAATTCTGCGCTAGGATTGGTAGGGGATGATGTGAAAATCCTTTCGAAATTAATAGATTATTTGAAAGAGAGTGTTTAGAATCATGGCATATACAGTGACTAATTTGATAACTAATGCCTATTACATCAGCGGTATCGTATCGCGTGATTTCCAAATCGTCTCAGGTAGCCAAATCAATGATGGTTTGCAACTGACCAATGAAGTCTTAACCGACAAATATGCCGATAAAGGCATGGTGCCCTACTTTACCCAATACAACTTCAATGCCGTCATTGGCCAAGAAGCGTATTTCATTCCCAATCTGATTGAAATCGAAACCCTCGTCTTTTTCATCAGCAACAACACCGTCCGATATTCCATGAGAAAAAATGGACGGATTGCCTATTTCGGGAATGCCCGAGCCAATACCGTTCAATCCTTGCCCTTTAACTGGCACTTTGAACGCTCTTTAGGGGGTGGCAGCATCTATCTCTACTTCCTACCCCAAGAAGCCTTCCCCATGCAGCTGTGGGGCCAATTTGGGCTCACGGAAGTGGCACTGAACCAAGACTTAACCCTGACCTACGACCAGTTCTATATTTCTTATCTGAAGTATGCCTTGTGCAAAAAACTATGTCTGAACTTCAACTATGACATGCCACCGGGGGCCAAAGAAGAACTGCTCAAGTATGAATTGATGATCAGCAAACGCGTTGGACCAATGGACCTCCATGCCCAACATGTCAGCACCTTGGGCAAGTCCCATACACTGAACTATGCCACAGCTAATTTGGGGCGCGGTTGGACAACTTAGGATAGACATCAGATGCCGATACGACATACGCCAAATTCTCGCCAAGTGCCAGTCAATATCTGCGGCAGCTCGACCTTTGGACGCTATCCCAAGATATCGGCGGAGCGTACCTATAACCTTTATCTGACCGATGAGTGGCTCGTGAATACGGCAGGTTATAAGAAAATCCTGGAGCTCAGCCCTAAAGGCGTTTCTCGTGGCATTTACCGCTCTGTACGCGGAGACTTTGCCATCGCCGTGGTCAGTAATGTGGTCTATCGGATTGACCCTAACCTAGATGCCTATCAAATCGGTAACCTGGCCACCACGACAGGGGATGTCTACATCGATGAAAATCTGGCCAGTCAAATCTGCATCGTCGATGGCCTCAATGCCTATATCTATAACTACCAGACCAATGTCTTTGCGATTAGCAGCCTGACCACGGATGGTGGTAGCCCGGTGTTCATTCCCACCTATGTCTGCTTTCATAACGGCTTCTTTCTGTTCGGCACCATGACCACGAGTGCCGCAGGGGCTTGGTATGCCTATGGCGGCGGAACAGGTACGACCATCCACTACAATTCCACCATGGCGATTCAAACCAAACCAGACTATTCGGTCGCGATTCAGCGCATCCCGGGCCAAGGTAACAACGTCCTGGCCATGGGCACCACGGTGTGTGAGATTTGGGTCCAGCAGGTCAATGTGGGGGCCAGTGGCGTACCTCAGGCCTATACGCGTATTCCTCAAGTCAACATCGACTATGGCTGTTTGAGCATTTCTACGATTGCCTCGAGTGACCAATACATTGCCTGGTTAGGGGTGAATGAAAACAACTCCCCGGTGATTATGGTCTACAGTGGGCAAGGCGCCCAACCGATTTCCACCGATGGGATTGATTATGCCTTGGAGCGTTTGAAGTATCCGGCTCAGTCCACGGCTTTCTTTTTCCGGCAAGATGGTCACAATTTCTACCAAATCACTTTTTATAATGAAGTCGACAATTTAACCTTGACCTATGATTTTACGACCAAAAAGTTTTTTGACTTGACCGATTATCAATTGAACTACCATCCGGCTACGAAGGTGATTTATTTCAATGATGTGCAGTATTTTACCTCGTTAAATGATGCCTGTTTGTATCAGTTCAGTACGCAGTTCACGACCTATGATAACAATTTATCCGAACCCGGTGACGCGGATTATGATGAAGAATTGAATCATGAGATTCCTCGGGTGCGTATTTGCAAGAGTATCCGTACCGAGGATAGTCGTCGGTTTATTGCCAATTCCTTGGTGATTACGATGGAGCAAGGAACCGACCCCAACCTAGTGGGCCTGGATTATGACACCATCGATTACATTGTCACGGAAGGCAACCTGGATAACATCATCGATGAAGATGGCGTGAATCTCATGGTCGCGGAAGGTTCGGGGATGGTTACGCCCACCGGCTATTATAACGTTGCCGCACCGCCCAAATATCAGCCGCGCGTGGATTTGAGTTTGTCCTATAATGGTGGGATTAGCTATGGGAATTGGGTCTCACGGCCATTGCATCCGCAGGGATGGGGTCAAAATATTATTACCTGGGAAAAGATGGGCGCGGCGAATGATTTGATTTTGAAGTTCCGTTTTTTAGGCACCAGCCGATTTGTGGTCAATAATGGCATTATGGAGATTTATTGATGGAAATCCCTGGCTATGTCGTCTCGCCCAATCAGGAGTTGTATCAAAAGCTCTTAAATATTACCCTGATTAATGGCTTAAGTGACCGAGGATGGACGGTACCGAATGTGGCTTATGCGACGATTCAGGCGCTGGCCCCCTCGATGCCACTGGGTACAATTTGGTATAATACAGACACCAATAAGTTGGTGGTGAAAACAGGACAAGCTTCACTCAGTTCGACTGGCCTAGAAGCCATCACGAGTGTTGCGATACCGGTATAGGGAAGTATAGATATGATGTCTTGGTTTGGAACGAACCCTGCAGAAAAAGCGCAACCGTATTTCAATCAAATTCCTCAGGTGGCGCAACAAGCCTACAATCCCTATATCCAACAAGGCCAACAAGCCGAACAAGGATTGCCCAACTATTATCAAGAACTCACCCACAATCCCATGGATTACTACAACCGTATTCTAGAAGGCTATAAGCCCTCTAAAGGCTACGATTTGCAGTCCCAACAGATGATGCGCGCCGCTGAAGGTGCAGCCGCGTCTGGGGGCTTTTTGGGTACACCCGCGGACCAGGCCGATCGCGCCGCCTTAATCCAAAGCCTCCTCGGTAACGACATGCAACAATACATCCAAAACATCCGCGGGATTCAAGGCGAAGGCGCACAAGGCCTACAAGCCTATGGCAACCGAGGCTATGGCGCGACACAAAACCTGGCCAATTTGGAAACCAATAATTTGGCGTCACAAGGGACCTTGGCGTATCAAGGACAAGCGAATAAGAACAACCAACTGCAGCAGTTAATTAGCGCGCTTTTAGGTGGTGGTGCCGATATATTGGGTAGTCCTGCCGGTGGTGGTGCTTCACTTGGTTCTAAATTGTTGGGTTATTGATAGGAATATATATGGCAGCGCCCTTTGTTAACTTCTTACAAGCCCCTCTGCAAGAGAGTGCCTTTAAAGAGCTCGGCAATCTGGTCAATCGGTACCAAGGTAGTCAGTTACGCGGCCAAGAACAGCAATTGAATCAGGAAAAGTTGCGGCAATTGCAAATGCCTGATATGGGTCATTATGCTAAGTTGATTCAGTCGGCAGAGCAAGCTAAGAAAATGTATCCTAATTATGCAGCCGATATCGATCAAGCACTCCAAAACGAATTCGCTGGAAAACAAGGTATTTCCGCTTCCTTCAACTCAGATACCGGTGCCTTCGAATTTAATTTCGGCGGTCCTTCAGGTCAAGGGGGCGCAAATGCCAATGCCCCAGTAGTTTCGGAAGGTGCCATACGTTCCATGCCAACCGGCGCAACCCAAAGTCAAATTCAACAAATGGGACGCGCCAATGTGTTGCGTGAACTTTATGAGCCCATCAAAATGCCGTTCATCGGGGAAGGTTCTAACTTAGCGCTACGTGAAGCCCGCAATTTATACAAACAAAGTGGCGATGAGCAAGCCGGTGAGCAATTAGTCCAAGCCGCATTGGCCTATAAATTATTGCCCGAAATGGCCATTTCTCAATTGGCCGCACAAGGCATCACGAGCCCCACCCAAACAGCGATTGAACATCAAAAAGAAGCCATCATGCAGGGTTGGCCTGAGCTTGGGAATCTACAAATCAATAACTTACCTAAAGAATTGCAAGAACGCGTCAATGAACTTTATTCGGAAAAGCTCGATGAAGCCACAGAAGCCGAAAATGAATTTATTGCTGCAGGGCATCCGATCAAGCTACCCAATAAAGAATTGTCTCAGGCCGCTAAATCCTTAGGCGTGACCATGAGTCAAGTAAAGGCATCGGCCAAGCGTCGTGGCATCAGTGAAGAAGAAGTCATTGAAAAGCTCAAAAAATATCAAGGTGGGGAATAATATGGCTAAGGACATATTAGACCAATACGAACCTTATGAAGAAGCAGATATTTTAGATCGGTACGAGCCCTTTAAACAAAATAAAGACCAACAAATGGCCGAAGCGATTCAAAAAACCAAACCTCAATCACAAGAGTTAGGTATTGGACAAAAATATATTGCGCCTGCACTCGCCGGTGCTGCAGAAGGGGCGCAAGGTGCCCTGGCGTCTATTTTTAATGTGCCCCATGCCTTAGGTTTGAATACCCCACATATTGGTCAAATAGATTTAAGTCAATATCTGCAGCCAGGCTATGAACCATTGGCGCGCTCAGGTGGACAATTGGCCGGTGAAGTATTGGCGCCTTTAGGGGTCGCCGGTAAAGTGGCAGGAAAAATCCCTAAAGCCGCAGGAAAATTAGGCTTATTGCAAGAAGCCCTACAAGGTGCTGCAGGCGGTTACGCAGCCGGTGAGTATATGCCAGGCGGTAGAGGTCTTAGTGCTGCATTAGGTGGACTAGGCGCGCCTTTAGCAGGTGCTACCGATAAAGCTTTGGCCAGTAAGATTCTGAACAAAGAAAGTTCCCTGAAGAAATCATTCAATGAATTGTATGGTGATATTTTCAAAACCGCGGCCAAACATGAACATAAAATTGGTAAGACAGCCGTGCCAGATTTACGATACAATAAACTAGAAGAATCTATTGGCCGTTATGTACCCACCAAAGCAGAAAAATCCTCGCCTACTTTGTTAGATTTTAAGAAGAATCCCACGGTCGAAGGCGCACATAAGGCAAAAAGTGAATTGAGCTCTGTGGCCAGAAAGTTGGAAAAATCTCTGACTGTGAATCCCGATCCGAAAAAAGAACGGTTCCTCAAAGAAGTCAAATATGCCGGTGAAAAACTACAGGATTATGTGCATACGAATCTGAAGAAAATATCGCCAGAACTTCAAAAAGATTATGTAAAAGCGCAAGAAAAATATCTGACAGAAATGGTGCCTTATAAAAAATCATCTGTTGGGATTAAAAAATACAAGGCGGGAGAAATATCTCCTGAAAAATTTATCCGTGACATCGCCAATTCAGAATCTAATTATGCTTTCAGACAAACAGCTGGAAAAGAATTTCCAGAATTATCGTTGAATCAGTTTCTAGGTAAAGCAAAAGAAAAAGTACCTTATGCATTGGGTGCAGGTGCGGGAGCATTCGGAGCTCGTGAATTATTATCAAGATTGTTGGGTGGAGAAAAATAAATGTCACTTAATCCTGGGTTTTTTACGAGCATTGATTTAAATCCTTACTTGGTCGACCGCGATACAGGTGCACCTTTAGCCGGTGGCTACATCCGATTCTATGAAGATGATTCACGCACCACCCCCAAAGCCGTATATCAACTTACCGGCTCACCACCTGCTTATACCTATACCGCCCTGCCTAACCCCATTCAATTAAGCGCCACCGGAACCATTGTCGATTCCAGCGGAAATAACTGTGCTTTGTACTACTACCCCTACGATGAATTTGGCAACCTGCAACTGTATTATATTGAAGTCACCAATTCTTTAGGGGTCAATCAGTTTACCCGTGAAGCATGGCCGAACATCACCGAAGAAACCAATCCTTTGGGCATTGAAACCAATACCATTGAGAATTTACTCAGCAATCCTCAATTCGTCGATGTTTTATTTGATGCCAATAATGATTTATTGGTTTCTTATACGGGCACCGGCAGTGATGTGGCCTTGACGATTGCCCCGGATTGGGACTTGGTCTATTCCTACACTGGTGCAGGCACCATCACCGTGACACGAACGGCCATTGCCGGCTCAGCCAATTACCCCACCAACCCACCTTATTCGCTGTCCATTACACCCGGTAACAATTTAAGCCAGCTTTATTTGCGACAACGATTGCCCGGCAATCCCGGCATTTGGTGTCCAGAAAGCGGTAATGATTTTCCCTGGGTCTTAACCAATATCTTGATTTTGAGCACGGTCAATGGCGCCAATAGTGTCACCATTCAGTATGTGCCTTCGACGGGTACACCGCAAACCCTGTTAAATGTGTCTAACAATCAGGGTATTCCTGCAGAATTTTCCGAATGTGTGTTGCTCGAGCCCAGTAACAATACCGATACCGGCGATACAGGGTATGTGGACATCAATATTTATCTGAACTATCGTACCGCATTGCCAACCGTATTGAGCAGTATTCAGGTATGCTTCTTACAAGCCGAAGCGCCGGTGGGTGTCGATAACTTAGCGATTGTGGAGTTTCAACAAACCCCGGTGAATCGACAAATCGATAATCTTTTTCATTACTATAAGCCTGAACTCGAATACAAACCCATCCAGAGTTACTTGATTGGTTGGGATTTTGCCTATAATCCTGGGCAAATTAATGGATATTCGATTGCCGCCCAAGCGCTTGGCGCGAATACCTCCTATTATGCCTGGGACCAAACGATTGTGTATCAAAGCGCCACCAGCGGCATCGCCGTCAGTCGTGCAGCCAACGGGGGTTTTACGGCCTTATGTAATGCCAATACCCAAATGGCGCTGGTTCAATATCTAGACCAAGCCACGGCAAGAAACATCCTGAATGGACGCGTATCGGTCAATATCGCCGGCCGGAGTTCCAGTGTGGCAGGCCTGGGTGGCAAAATCACCCTATGGTATACCAATGATGCCTCCATCGTTTATGCCAGCAATACGTCGTTGGTGACGGGCTTAGATGCCACCGGTTTTCCAACCAGCATGCAGGGCACCTGGACACAAGTACAACGCTCTGGTTTAGGGGATGCCATTTGGTCTTTGAATGATGTGGAAGCGGATTATTCCTTCAATGGTTGGCAGGATAATACCAATGGCGTGGCCACCGCGACCTATTTCGCGATTGTCGTGGGCACAGTGCCTTTGACGACCACCACGCCCGATACCCTAATTTTTACGTCTATTTCTTTGGTGCCTGGGGATATTGCGACGATTCCCGCGCCCAAAACCCCGACAGAAGTATTGCGCGATTGCCAACGCTTTTATGAAAAGAGTTATGAAACACAGACGTTACCTGGGGCGATTACCTTAGCAAATGCACTGGTGGCCGATCAATTTATTTCACAATACTTTAGTGGTGCGCAGTATATTTGCTTGGGTGGCATTGCGCCATTTCAATTGTCGTACCAACAAAGCAAACGCATCAACACCCCGACGATTACATTTTATTCACCGCACAGTGGCGATGCTGGAAAAATTTACTTTACCGTAAATTACAACAATGTTGGTCCATTCACCAGTGATGTGGTCATCGCCAGCTGGACGAATGTGGGTACCAGTTACGATCGCGCAACCTACGTCGTTGCGACGCCGCAAGTGGTTAGTCAAAATCAAACGACGGGCAGTGTAGGTCAATCCTATATAGAGTATCATTATGTCTGTGATTGTCGTCTGGGCATTGTTTAAGGAGCAGTAACATGTCGACCCAATATAATATCAACAAATACGTGTTTGGCATTGATGGCTTCGGATTGCCATTTTGCGACACCATTCTCAGCGCAACCTTAGCAGCCAATACCGATACCACGGTGACGGTTCCTGGTTCTTCTTCCGTAGTAGAGCCTACTGCTGGTGTGCCCAAATTTATCGCGATATTTAAATACACTGCGGCAGAAGATGTTTTTGTCGCATTGAACCAAACTGCTGCCGTACCAGCAGGTGATACGTTCGCAGCAACGACATCGGAACAAAATCCCAATGGGAAATATGTAAAAGCAGGTGATGTGATTCACTTTTTCACAGCGGCATCGGATGTGAATGTCACCGTATCTCTCTATTCATTGACGGGTATCTTCCAAGGGTAAGCAATGACCATTGAGTTTAGCCAATTCGCGAATGCCGGGGTAGCAGAAGAAGGCAGCATTATTGTTGGTCTTGCCGGCGGCGTCAACGCACGATTCACTTTCCCGGCGTTTAGTTCGACGACTTGGAACATCATCGACAGCAATATTACGATGACGGCAAATAATGGTTATGTGGTGAATTCCATGGGCGCCGTGGTCTTAGATTTGCCGACGGATATTGCCTTGGGCGAAACATTTGAAATAGCGATGTTTGGCTCAGGAAGCTTTATTATACAATGTGCTTCAGGTCAACAAATTCGTGTTGGCAATGCAATCACCAGTGTGGCGGGTTCAATCACGAGCAGTCAAATTGGCGATGTGGTGCGATTATTGGTCTGTACGACGACACAACTCATGGTCTTGAGTGGTGTCACCGGAGATTTTGCACTGTCTTAGGAACGACGTTTATTAAATAAGGAAATTTATTATGGCTGGCGTGAATAACTTACTCAATCTACCCTTTCCCGTATCTGCAACGTTAGGCGGATCTGGTGTCTCCAATCCCACAACCCACGGTATCTTAGTTGCACAAGGCTCATCACCATTTGCGACGAAAGTATTAACCGATGGCCAATTGTTGATTGGTTTTACCGGCGCCGATCCTTCCGCTGCAACCTTAACCGCAGGCACAGGTATCAGCATTGGTAACGCCTCTGGTTCGATTACCATCACCAACACCTCCGCAGCAGGCGGCTTGGCAACGGTTAACGAAACCGGTACCTCCGTTACCATGGCGGCCAACACCCAGTACATCAATACCGGTACTGCCAGTGCGCAAGTCACTTATACGTTCCCTGCAACCGCAGCCCAAGGCGCCACTTTTCGCATCATTGGTGTTGCCGGAAACACTGGGGGTTGGATAGCACAATTGAACACATCTCAAACCGCGTATGTGGGTAGCACAGCGTGTTCTTCAGCAGGCACATGGACATCGGGCGATCCAACCGATGGCGTGACTTTTGTTTGTACCGTTGCGAATACAACCTTCGTCGCGGTTGCCGGTGTGACACAAGACTTGGCTTGGACTTAAGATTAATTCGGGAAGCCTTCGCAAGAACGCTTCCCCCAGTTTTTGAGGGAAATAATGTCTGGACATGGAAATCTGATTGATACCAATTTCCCCATCAGTGTGGCAAATGGTGGTACAGGTGACAGCAGTCTAACGGCTTATGCAGTTTTATGCGGTGGTACCACCTCCACGGGAAATGTTCAGTCTATCGCCGGCGTTGGTACCAGCGGTCAAGTCCTGACCAGTAATGGCGCCGGTGCACTACCCACGTTCCAACCGGCCTCTGGTGGCTCTGGCATTACGACCGTCGGTGACGTGACCTCTGGCAGCGTGGCCTTTAATGGCACAGCCGGTACTACCTTAACCAGCACAACGGCTGGATTAACGCTCACCACCGCCAGCAATTCTGGTGGTAATGGCGCCAATGCCAGCTTAACGGCAGGAACCTCGACCTTTGGTAGTGGCACTGGTGGCGCGGTCTTTATTACGGGCGGCCAAGGCACTCTCGGTGGTGGGATTATTGAGATTGCCGGTGGCTATGCCAGCACTTCAGGTACCGGGGGCGAAGCGATTTTGATTCCGGGCGGGTCTGCTTCTGGGTCTGCCGGCAACATCATCATCGGTAGCAGTGGCACAACGGGTACCGGGACCAACGTCGCAGCAGGTTTCGTCTCCATTGTGAATGCGCCAGGTACCGGGACCGGTGGCGCGGGCTTCGTCAATATCCAATCCGCGACCTATGGTTTATCGAGCGGTACGAGCACACAGACGACGGTGAATCGCGTCTATGTGAATGGCGTGCGCTCCTTAACGAGTACCGTCTTTACAGGTCTAGCGACCATCGATGTGGCAGCGACGACGGGTAACCACTGGGGCGGCGGATTTTTATACTTTGTTATGGAATGTACGGATGGTACGAATTATCAGGTGTATTCAGGGCAATTATCTTATTCCATTGTAGCCACTGCTGGCCCTACTTATACATCACAGGTAGTCAGTCTAACGAACTCGTCGGCTGTTAGTTCTGGAACATTGACGGTGACACCCAGTTTCTCCGGCAATACGGTTGGGATTACACCGGTTACCAGTTTAACGCCAACAAGTTTTATGTGTACATTTACTATTTTTAACAACAGTCATGCCGATATTACGGTGTAAGGGAGTAGTGTGATGCCATTGGATAAGTCAGGCTCCAAAGCCTCAATCGGCAAGAATGTTCGGGCAGAAGAAGCGGCGGGGAAGCCATACAAGCAGGCGATTGCCATTGCCTTAAGCGTGAAAGACAAAGCCAAGGGTAAGAAAAAAGCGCCCAAAATGAATAAACCGATGCGCCGTGGCGCAGGTAGGGGCCGATAATATGCCAATTTTAGGATTCAAGACACAATTCCCTGGCACACCGCCGCTATTTGGCATACCAGCAACCCCAAAAATTGTGAATATTTACACGACCGATACGGTTGCGGAAGTCACGGCCACCGGCTATTTGAATGGCTTGGTCGCCACAGGTACCTTTAGTATTTCCGATATGGACGTAGCGATTGTATCTGGAAATGATAATGGGCTGTTCGTTAAATTCTTCAAAGTGGAAGTAACTGGTGAACCGGATAACATGAATTATAGTTTAGTGGTCATTAGTAGTTACAGTTAACGGTTACATAGGCAAAGGAATGTATTATGGCTATTTTAAATATTGACGCAGAATCCATTGGGCAAGTTGGTGTAAATCCTAGGATTATCTACATCACCACCAATGATGATTTGGCCACCATCAACTCCACCGGCTATTTAAACAAAGTCGTGGCCCAAGGGTTTAGTGTCAGCAACACCGATATGGCGCTGGTCTATGGCACCAATGTGGTGAATGGGGGCGCAGGCTCAAACTTCTTTCAAGTGACCGTCACCGGGAATTCGCAACCCTACCAATATGGTTTGGCCGAAATCAGTGACTATTAACCGCGTTTACGCCGATTATATAAGGACATTATTATGCCAATTTTAAACATCACAACGGACTCTCCTGGCTTGGTCGGTGTAAACCCAAAAATTATTTATATCGAAACCTCCGATGACAATGCTGCTATTACCACGGCTGGCTATTTGAATAAAGCTGTTTCTCAAGGCAATACCTTTTCCAATCAAGATTTAGCGCTAGTCTATGGTACCGACGTGGTGAACTCAGGCCCGGGTGCGAATTGGTACCAAGTGGAAATCACGGGCGATGCGCAACCCTATACCTACAGCTTGGCGCCCATTACCGGCAGTGGGACCGTCGATTCAGTTTCTGGGACCGCGAACCGTATCACCAGTACGGGTGGTGCTAATCCGGTGATCGACATTTCTGCTGCCTATGTCGGACAAACCTCCCTCACGACCCTAGGCACGATTGCTACAGGCACCTGGCATGGGTCGACAATTGATATAGCGGATGGCGGCACAGGCGCGACCAGCCTCACGCCTTATGCGGTCCTATGCGGTGGCACGACTTCGACAGGCCCAGTCCAACCCATCGCCGGCGTTGGCACCAGTGGCTTCGTACTCACCAGTAATGGTGCTGGCGCTCTACCGACCTTCCAAGCCGGTGGCTCAGGAACCATCACCACAGTAGGCGATGTGACATCAGGCCCCGCCTTTGATGGGACAGCGGGTACGACCCTGACTTCTACGGACGCAGGCCTGACCCTGCAAGTAGGGGGCACCGCGGCTGGGCTTCTGCTGATTCAAGGTGGTACGCCAGCTGCAGTCGGTGCTGGGGGTGCCATTGATATCTTTGCGGGTGACGGCGGAAGCTCATCCGGTAATGGTGGTCAAATTACCTTACTTGCGGGGAGTGCGACGTCTGGCGTCGGTGGCGAACTGTCCATGCAAGCAGGGAACAGCAGTGCCGGTGTCGGTGGTGTCGTGTTCTTAGAAGCGGGCGCATCGACAGGTACCAACCAAGCCGGGGCTGCGTTGAACCTCTGGGGTGGCGCAGGAACTGGGACTGGTGCACCCGGTCAAATCATCATTAAAGGCGATGCGACCAACGTGGCCAGTGGAACTTCTCCTCATTCGCTCGTCAATCGTTTGGTGATTAACGGCAGCGTAACCGGTATGACCTCGGGTTCAGCGTCTACCCTGGCTACTTTTACGTTGGCGAATGGCACGACAGCCGGTGGCACAGTCTTTTATACGGTTGAGTGTACCGATGGTACGAACTATCAAATGTATTCCGGTCAATTTGCCTTTGCTTTGATGGAGCTTTCTTCCAGTTTCACTGGTACCACAGCCGATGGGACGAATACCTTTATTGGCAGCGGTGGCACTACCTTAACAGTTGCTTCGGGGCGCACTAACAATACGATCACCTTAACGGCTACGACGAGTATTGCGACGCCCACTGTGTTTAAGACCACGTTTTCCATTTTCAGTCATGGGCAAACCGCATTAACGGTCGCATAAACAGGATAGATTTTTCCGAGGGACGAGCATGCCAATTTTGACCATCGATACCGACGTCGTCGGCTTGAGCGGGGTAAATCCCCGCGTCATCTATATTTATACCAATGACGACAACTCAGCCATTACGACCACCGGTTATTTGAATTCCGCCGCGAGAAGTGGGACCACTTTTTCTAACAGTGACATGGCCCTGGTTTATGGCACCAATTTAGATTCAGGTAGTCCTGGTGCTGCATGGTTTCAAGTTCAGGTAGAAAATGGCAATGTCAGTTTGATTTCGGCCAGTGGCGCATTACCGAGTTTACCGTTATCCGTTCCAAACGGAGGAACCGGAGATGCCAGTCACGTCGCTTATTCTGTCTTGTGCGGTGGGGTTTCGACCACCAGTGCAATACAGTCTGTTGCCGCTCTAGGCTCAAGTGGGCAGGTATTAACGAGCAATGGCGCTGGTGCCTTACCTTCCTTTCAGAGTGTGGCTGGAACGGGCACGATTACCAGGGTCGGCGATGTCACCTCTGGCGCAGCCTTTGATGGCACACAAGGTACAACGCTGACAGGCACAAGTGCCGGTCTCACCTTAAATGTTGCATCGGTGAGTTCGAGTATTGGTGCGCCGGTTGCGATCAGCTCTGGACAGACCAGTGATACGAATGGTACCGGAGGCCAATTATCACTTACCACGGGCACTGGTGGCAGCACATCGGGTAATGGGGGTCAAATCGTCATCGCGACAGGCGAAGCCCTTGGCTCGTCTTCGGGTGACAGTGGGACCATCTCCATCACGACCGGAAATTCCACGTCGGGGAATAGCGGTAATTTTTCCATGAACTGTGGTTCGGCGGGTGGCAATGGCGGTGGTGGTACGGTTGAGGTTAAAGCCGGTACTGCTGCGGGCTCAGGTGATGGTGGCTTTGCGCTGTTCTGGGGTGGTGATTCAGGTGGTACTGGCAATGGCGGCTATACGCAACTGATTGGCGGTTATGCTGGCGGAACATCAGGGAATGGCGGCGCAGCGGCTGTATTTGGGGGCGCATGCTTTTCTGCTGCAGGTAATGGTGGTGCAGTACAAGTTGAATCGGGTTATGCGACCAATGGCTCTCCAGGCCTTGTTACCGTTCGAGGGGGTGGGGGTGGTGGTACTGACCAAGCTGGTGGTGATATTATCGTTGGCACAGGCGTAGGTACCGGCGTAGGCACCTTAGGAAAAATGTACCTGCAAGCTGCTGCAGGAGGCACTGCAAGTGGCACCGCCAATCAAGTGCTGATTCATCGAGGGACAGTCGGCAGCATCATCACAGGCCTTACCTCGGGCAGTTATGCCACGTTAGTAACACTAAGCTTGGCGGATAATACCTTTGGTGCGGGTAAGATTGTCTATGTCGTGGAATGTACGGACGGGACGGATTACCAATCGGTATCGGGAGAGTGCTTCTATACGGTGTTCCAATCGCCTGGACCAACTTATGCAGGACAAGCCACGGATGGGGCGAATGCCACTTATGTTACCTCAGGTAGTTTGACGGTAGCCTCGAGTGTGAGCAATAACACTGTCGGCATTACGGCCACCACCAATCTAACACCGACTTTGTTCCGCATTACGTATATGGTGATGAACAATAGTCAGACGGATATTGCGGTAAGCTAATGAGAAATCAGATAATAGATGCCATTAGACGGTGGCATCTATTTCTCCTCAATGCGCTGATGCTTTTAATCCTTTAGCATCGTTCATTTTTTCATCACGTAATCATCAAAAGTAGGCACATTATTGTGTACGACAATATTATAGGTTTGGTAGGCACCATATAAAGCAATGGCTTCGCATATGCGTGGACCAACAACGGTTGCAACGGCCACCAACGCTGGTACGATACCGCCTATCACTTGTTCCTGTTCTGCTTGGGTAATAACTTTCATTTTTGGCATCCTTTTTCCAATGTTTCAACGCGATCTAAGATATGCAATGAGACTTCACGTTGTAACTCATAGATTTTCGTGATGCGCTCTGAAGTCTTGATACCACAATAAATGTTAAAAACGATGGCGATGGCCAAGGGAACCAGACACCTTAGGATCATCTTATCGGTAAATATTTTATTCTCGTCACTCATATTGCTCTCCGCTTATATTAAAAATCAACGATCTCAATGGTTTGCGTCTTCAAGTTCGGGAACGTTCGGTTTTAAAGTACCAGCACGTTCTTTGCACAGTTCGACCACTTCCATCTTTAGAGACGGATAGGTTTCTTTAAGTGCGTTCATCACGCCGCGCAACTCGTCTAATGAGGTCTGTTTGGTGATGATATTTTTAATCAGATTTAAGTCCAAAGTATTTTGATGGTGCCCATCTGTATCATCCAACGCTGCCAAGCATAGCATGCCCATATACCCATAACGACGAGCATATGTCAGCATACCGCCATAGTGCTGGGCTGCATTCCTGGCGCCTTTATCTAAAGGCATTTTAGTCTGGCTGCTAATCCACTCGCCAGATTCATGAACCAATAATGTTTCTACCAAGACATGTCCTTCATCGGGGATACTCGGCTGATACACACACAAACCGTGTGCACCCAAAATATTTTGTGTCACTTGGATCGTGTCAAATAGGTCGATATACTTGATGGGCTTGCCCGCAAATTCGATCGAATCAGACTTTATTAACGTTGGAAATTCTTTCTTAGCCTTAATTAAGGCAGAGGTTAATTTACCAATCGTTTCAGATTTATTCATTAATCCACTCCCAATAAAAACAACAGCAGAACTATTAATATCAATAACACCAAAACAGAAACCGATAACTCCGATAGGTGCCCGCACCAATGCTGATAGTATTGTCGCCGGTTCATCCTTTTAACCGCCCGCAACAAATCATTCCTTCCTAATAAACTCACTAACGTTCCTTGACATAGTTCTCAATCAGTTGACGAAATACCACACTCATGTTCTTGTCTTGCGCATGCACCTTAGCCCTAAAGGCATCTTTCAGTTCTTTGGGTAGATACATCATTAGCTTGGCCGTATGCCGGCGCGGTCTTCCTTCTTTCAACATGTTTACCTCCTTAACTAGTCATCATTCTATGCCTTTAATGTATTGATGTCAATACATATAACCCGTTTAAAAATGATCTAAATGACGTATGCTAGGAATAGGCTACTTAGCATCAGGGGAATAAGCATGTTCAATGTAGGGATATTGGCGGTGGGTATTTTGATTATCGCGGCGTGTCAGGTGTATTTAGGCGGTCATAAGGTGGCCCAAGAAGCCATTGAGGAAGTGGTGGAGACAGCGGTCAAGGTAGAGACAGGCGAGGATGCAGAAGCCATTCTGGCGGACATCGAAAAAGGTGAGCTGCCTAAGGTTTAGGTGCCACCAGTAGGTACTCTGAAGTGACAGCAACGGCTTCATCATCGCTGTAGCAGATATGGACAGCATAGCCTTGTTCTTTGAGGTGGGCATGGACTTGTTTTTGCTCGGGGGTAGCGCGTCCTTTACTGGCTTTCATTTCAATGAAGAGGCCATGGAAACCATTTCTAGGGATGGCCAAGAATAAGTCGGGTGCGCCTTTGAGTTGACCCATGTCTTTGAGGCGTTGACCGATACGGGGTCCCACGTTCTGGCCATTGGGTAGACTCATGATGAGGTATTGGTATTGAGGGAAGTAGCCTTTAAACCAGCGAACAAAGACGGTTTGGTGTCGTGACTCTTCGTACTTCATAGGCCTCCCTGCCCTAATCCGATTTAACCTTCCTAAACTGCCTCAGGTTGATCGATATCTTTATCCAAGTGCTTATCAGCCTCAATCGTCTTTCGTTTGTTCTGAGTCTTTTTAGAAGGCTTTTGCGCTACTTCTTCTATCACATCGGTATTCACTGCAACATGACCCACACCATTACAGGGAATACATTTACGGGTACCCATCATCCCGATGCCATCGAAGTGTCCTCGGCCTAGGCAGCTAGAGCATCGTTTGGTTTTGAGCAGTGTATGGCTCATATAGAACCTTATCCATGGTGTGATGGGGTTATGATAGCGTAGATGAAAACATATTGATATCCATAGGTTGATGTTCTATGCTATGGCTACAAACGATGAACGAATGCATCTTCAGCGTTTTACTCGGAGAGAGGTTGCACGTGGTCAGTTGCATACTCCATTCCTTTCCTCTCTCCGGGGTCCCTGTCCCCATCGTCTAGAGGTCCAGGACCCTGCCTTTTCAAGGCTGTAACAGGAGTTCGAATCTCCTTGGGGACACCACTATCGACTATACCCATCTGTTTTTACCCTTGAGCGGTAACACGAACTCAAGGGTACTTTTCTTCTTCCCATAAGTTTCATCGGTTTTATAGGTTTCTCACCTAGGCATTGTCACATCTGTCACTCAAGGTGATTGGTGATAGGTCAACGGTAGGATAAGGGTTTCTATGTTAGTCATTTGCAATTAACATGAAAAAAATGCTACCCTATTCTCTGTTCTTTCGAGTCTCGTCGAGAAAGAACTTAAAATCACTTAGTAAGACCGCATCTCTTGTTGAGAGCTTTGGCGAACAACAAGATATAAACCCTATACTTTTTCCGATGCGAAAAGAACTATGTGATACAAAAGATACTACAAACGAGAATGAAAACACTTTCTTTGAGGTCCCCTCAAGCGCAGCGCCTTAAATTGAGCGTGGCACGGATGAAGGAAACCGGAGCGTCTTGGCGACGGTTAGAGCGAGCGCTTTCTTGGGCGAAGCGACACAGGGGATATGTGTTGACGTTGTGTGTCACCCATTCTGCTGCGAAGCAGACTTAAAGGACCGCTGAAAGCGGACATTATCTGAAGACATCCAGGATGAAAGAGAGACAGCGGATATTCCCAAAGTTGACAGTTGTGATGCACTGCGATATAGTAAGACCACTGTATTTAGGATGATTACAGAATCCCAAGAAAAGGATGGTTTGTTAGGGATAAGAATCATAAGAGGATCGTCCCATGCGTCAATATCCATCAAAAGAAGAAATCAGCTATCCTCATCCTATTAGTCCTGTGCAACGATGTTTAGAAAGATTCACACGAGCAAGATTGAATCCCATAGCACCCAATACATCTAAGGTAGAATTCAAACCGATAACCAAGTCTAAAACATATGGTTCTCCGGTATTCATGTACATTGATGCTTCTGATAAAAAAACGGTTTCTGCTTGGAGTGTTGTGCTGGTGTGTGGGGACAAGAAGAAGCAGTTATCGGGCATATCTTCTGATGCTACTTTTAATCGCATGTACTTGCAGGCAGCCATTGAAGGCTTCAAGGCGCTCAAGAGCAAATCTATTGTTCATCTGATTACCTCATCTGATTACGTCCTTAATGGATGCACCAAAAGCGAGCATGGTACCATAAACGCACGCGGATATACCGCGAATAAAGATTTGTGGCTTATATTAGAATCCCTTATGAGTCTACATGAAGTTACCTGTGCGATGCCGACCCCCTCCCATCGACAACATGTAAGAAAGGTGAAGCGGCTCGTTAAAGAAGCGTTTTATGTCCGATAAACCCTTTGCATTATATCTTTCTGGTCTGTGTCAGGGAAACTTTGGTATGGGCGCATGGGCTATGATTTTACATAATGGTCATGATAAGAGCTGTTTGACTGGATTTGAGTGGGAAACGACTGAGAATCGCATGGTATTATGTGCAGCGATTGCTGGGATGAGACGTGTTAAGCCATGCTCTACGGTGGTCATTATTACCGATTCTGAATATTTATATAAAGGCGGTACGGTTTGGCTGGACTCATGGAGAAGACAGGGTTGGTATACCAAAGAAAGGAAGCCAGTGAAGAATATGGATCTCTGGCAAGATTTGGTCAACCTCATGAATGGCCATCTGATTAAATGGCGCCTGGAAATAACTACGTCCAAATACCCAAAGCAAGATGAAGTAAAAGATATGGCCATAAATACACTAAATGAACTGAAACAAAAACGGAAAATCATCCCTTATGTCACAACGAGCTTGGAGTAAATAATGTTTAAAGGCGTAAATAAAGTATTACTGGTCGGACATCTCTTTTCCGATCCTACCATCCGATCCTTCGGTGATTCAGGTAGCTCCGTTGCTAGCTTCATGCTCATCACCAAAGATGAAATTAAAGACAAGACAACCGGACAACCCAAGGAAATCAACCAATACCATAAAATCTCTGCCTTTGGTCGTATGGCCGACTATATACGTGATGCACAACTACGAAAAGATGACTGCATCATGGTACAAGGCCGACTCCAAACCCGTAAATACAAAAATAAAGATGAGGTTGAGGTATATACCACCGAAGTCATTGTCGCCAATGTGGAAAGCCTAAAAGAACAGCAGTCCCAAGGCACCCAATACTCTGAAGGTAAGCCGATGCCCTTAGTCCATATTGAACCCTTCAGCGACGAGGAAATTCCCTTCTAGGAAGCCTCTATGCTACGGTCAATCACCCCGTCTTAAAAGGCGGAGCTTGTAAAAGCTCAGGTTGACCAGACGACGGACAGGAGAGTGAGTTGTTCGTAAACGATAGACCGCATACAGATACCTTAGGATGCCGCCTCAGTCCTAAGCACTATCGTGGGGAAGCAGATGTTTCTGTGTGGAAGGAAACAGACAACCCCATGCGCAAAGGCGGTTTATCTCGTCGAGAGGAAGACGGATTGGGTTATGACTCCGACGTAACCGATACGCACCACCCTAGCAATAGGAGTATTTAACGCGCTTAGCGATAAGCGCGTTATTAAGCGCTGTAATAGGCTGGGGTTGTTTGGACCTAAAACAAAAACCAACACGGTTTTAACGATAGCCTTAATCATAGGAGAAGTGAGAAAGAGGCGCTATCCCTCTCCGACCTAAAGGTCGGGGTATCTCGCGCAAATATTGATGAAATCGTTGATGTAGTGTGCAAGCTCTCCGCTTCACTACAGAATCCCGGTATCCAGCCGTCTTAAACGGCTGGCATATTGGCCTTTCAACGGAAAGGTACCCAAGTGGTCATCTGTTGGCTCTGCCTTCGAAGGTTCAAATCCTTCCCTTTCCACTGTCCCTTTTTGTGCTACGCTAAAGACGGGGCATCTTCAAGAGGCGTGCATCATGTGGGAACTCATATTGGCGTTACTCATCCGTATCGGACGCTTCATTACCGCTGGTTGTGCCAGCTGCTTTGGGCGAAACCGAGACAATGAGCATGATAGGGACGACCCGCCGGCTGCACATGGGGTGGTTCTCCATGGGGAACCTCATGCAGAAGCCCCACCCATTAACATCGTCATCGTAAACCACCAAGAAAGCCCTAGAGGCCATCGAAGACACCATAGTCATGGTAACCACGATACCCATCCCTTAAACCTCGTAAACGGGCCTACAGACCCCTTTTATGACGTTCCCTTGCATGCCGGGGATAAGTACATGCATTCGACCCTTAGACGCCACTATGTCCTACCCGAGGATAGGGTCCAAGAAGGGCAAGATGCCTTGGATCTGATGGGGGCAGAAGCCGAATTTGAACGGTTGAGCCATGGGGACCAACCGAGAATACAGAGGATTCGGCGTTTTGGGGTGAGTGAGTAGGCCTTAGTTCTGCCTATCCTTTTCGGGGATATCTAAACTTTGCACGGCATAGTAGTCGATGATGAGCACTTCGACCATGTTACTGACCGATCGGTTCTCCTTTAACGCAGCCTCTTTCAAGGCAGCCTTCAGAACAGGACTGATGCGAATGCATAAGGACTCTTTGGGTGGCTTTTTCATGTTAATAGCTCCTGCTAGTTCATGGCCGCATCATCGGGAATACTCAGCTGCGGTTCTCTTGCCAGTAGGATTGCCCCATGGACAATGCGGTACAGAACAGATTCTTTGTCGGTTAAATCCGATTCCGTCATTAAAATACCACTGAATCCTTCTACAAAGGTAATGACTTCCTCAAGGTGGGAAGCACAGGAGTTCATATAGGCCACGAGCTTACCTTCTAGGCTTAAGTCATGGGTACTGGTAGCACTGAGGTGGTACATAAAGCCTTCATGGTAAATCACATCAAAGGTTGTGGCCTTTGGGTGTTTTTGCTCATAGAGATGATCGATGGCTTCGTGTAAAACGTCCTTGTTGGTCATGGTTTTTCCTTAATTAACCGGTTTCTTCTCTTTCAATTCTACGGACTTCTCAATAGCCCTAGCCATAATGCTATATAGTATCGATTCTTCATCTTTGATTTGGTCGATATGGGCTTCGAATGTGCCTAAAGATTCGGATAACTCAATAAAATTCACCAAACAAGAGGTGGCTGTAAATGCCAATGCTTTCAAAACGGCATACGCTTGTTGTTGATGATCGGGAGCATCTGAACATTCATCTAATACAATATCGGATCGCAATAGGGAATACATAAAATTACCCTTATCTTCTTTGGGGAAATACGCTGCGTTAACACAATACGTACCACCCGAAGGATGATCGATAAGCTTACTCAACTGCTCGTGAAATTCTCTTCGTTCTCGATCGTTCATGATTCATCCTTGTGTTAAAGTGTATGGCTATTGTATATCAAAGTTAGTGCAAATGATATACAGTTTATGAGGGTTCAGGAAATACAATCGAACTGTCTGGTAAGCCAGCGGGCAATTCCACTTGTAGAAAGCAGGGATAGAACAACTGATACAGATAAGCATGACGTTCTTCTTCAGGTATGCCACTTAAGTCCAGTTGCTCAGGACGAATATTGGTGCACCATACGGTATCTCCGACAGCGCCACCTAAGACTCTATGAAGGGTTTGACTAATGATTTTCATGTTTATCCTCTGTTTTCCTCTTTGTACCACCACTTGCGATAATGTTAAGGAAGGCAGGTAATAGATCGGCGCAAGCATCATATTGTTTGTTTTTAAACAGCCATTCAAAGGCATCATGCGGAGGAATATCGCTAGTATATTTAGTACAGGATTCTCCTAAATAATTTTCTGCAATGTAAGCCACAAAAGCATCTTTATCGATTACATGTAACATAAGTCGAGCACGATATACTTCATTTCCCTCAAAGTCATGGGTAAAAAGTTCCGCGATACATTCATCTTTTTCTATATCATAGTTGTGTTTCATTTGTCTCTCCACTAGTTACCTATCGTACCAATCTCTTTTTACTGGTACATTTTCTTCAACTATATCTTTATCCATTGAATCTGCTTCGCAATCAAAGCATATCTGTTTTGCAATGATATTAGGATTTGTACTGTCTATGTAATGTGCGACTCCACATTCCCCATCAAAACATGCGCTACTGTTTTGCATTAGCCATTCGTCCGCTTCTTCTACGGTATCAAAGGCATATTTAAAATCATTAAACCCACCAGCCGGATAATACGTATCGAAAGAAAAACACAAATATCTTTTCATACCCCTACTTCTTAATGACTGATAAACCCACAAATGACATAGGTCATGATCGCAAAATGCGCGGGCAAATATGCGCCCAAAAAAACCCCAAATACTATCCAACACATTAGTCTTACCGTGAAACTCAACATGATGTATTCCTCTTTTGTTTATTATGAAACCAGTATAACCCGTAAATGTATTGATGTCAACACATTTGTAAAGAATATTTACTTGGCTGTGCAACCTAGGCTATTGTAGGTGCACAGAATATAGGAAGCAGTATCATGGAAGAAAAGAAGGTTAAGGAGCCTCATCCCACCAAAGGCACCAAAATGC